CCACCATTGTAGTAGCCCGGTATCACTGCCGGGGTGGGTGTGACGTATGGGCAAGACAACCATCGAAGTCACCGACGAACTGAAAGACAGACTTGAAGCGCGCAAAGAACACGACCGCGAGGCCATCCGAAAGCCGCTGGAGCGGGCGCTCGACGCCACGGAAGGCGGCACCGCCGACGATGAAGCTGTGGCCGAAGCGGACGCCGAGGCACTCGCCGACGCGCTGGCCGACACGCTCGACTACCTGGAGCGGCAGGACAAAGCCCAGATCATGGCCCGGCTGGACGAACTCGAAACGTCGATCCCCGAGCGGACGGTCGGCGAACTGGAGGCGCTCCAGCGATGAACGGGTTCTGGTTAGGTGCGCTCGTCGCGCTGGGTGCGTATCTACTCCTGAACAGTATCACGGCACTACTGGCAGTCGGTTCGACCTACGAGATCACCCCGAGTACGTGGCGGTGGTACTTCGTTGGCGCGGTGATCGCGTTCGGACTGGCCAACCTCGTCTACCTCGGGGTGATCCTATGAACGACCACGCCACCGACACCGCCACGACCACGGCGATGCCGTCGGCCCGCGAGAGCGCCACGTTTGCAGTGTCGCTCCTTCAGGGCGCGGCGGTGGTCCTGCTGGCCGTCGGCGCGTTGCTGGCCGTGTTCGCGCTGACGATCCGCGTCGGGCCGGCAGAACCCGCCGACTACATGATGGGTGCTCTGGCGGTTACGGTCGCTGGCGTCACGCTGGCGCTGCTGGCCGACGTGGTGGGGTGGTCGGTGTGATCGACACCGCCAGTCGGTTCGTGATCGACGTGCTGTTTCAGACGGTCGGTATCCTCATCGGCATCTGGGTGTACGAGCGGCACATCCGTGACGGTGGTCGGTGTGACTGACGATACTGTCTCGTTCATCTACGGCGACGACTACGGTGAGATAGACACGGAAGTCCTCGGCAGTATGAACGGAACGATAACGCGCCGTATGGACATCCCCCGCCGGTTGGCGGTCGACCTGTACAACGAACTGGCAGGCGAACTTGACGAAGCGACAGATAAGTGGATCGTCTACGGAACGGAAGGGTCCCACATCGCAAACGTTGCCATCGTCGAGGCCGGTAGCCAACAAGAGGCTATCGAGAAGGCGAAAGACTACGCATGGATGGGGACACGACCGACGGCGAAGCAAGTCAAAGAAACGCCTGAGCACGGCGGCGTGTGGGCGGCAGTGATCTGAAAATGACTGACGAGCACCCACCACAGACCTGCGAGCGGTGCGACGACGGCGCGGACGTGCGGCTGACCGACGACGGAACGATGCTGTGCCGACGCCATGCCATCGCCGAACTGACTGGATAGCCCCGTAGCCTTTTCTCGCCGGACGACACACTGTCGGGCATGACCAACGACTTTGGCGCGGACTTCGCCGCTGAACTGACCGAGTATTTTACGTCGGGTACTGACATCACGCCACCGCCGGCCACGGTGTACGTCACCCTGTACGACGATCTCGGAAACGAACTGAATGGCGACCTCCAGAACGGGCGTGTCGGCGTCACGGTGGGGTCGGGATGGACCCGGACAAACACGGCCTTCGAGAACGCTGCCGAGATCAACTTCGGCGAAGTGACGGCGGGGTCGTCGATCACCGTACAAGAGTTCGCCATCAAGGACAGCGACGCCGACGACGCGACGGCGCTCGAATACTTCCGGGCGAACATCACCGACGCGCCCCAGGACTTCGCCGACGAGACGCGCGTCTTTTTCGCCGCGGGTGAGCTGTCGGTCGACCTGCTGGACTAATCACCCATGCCACAGATCACCGTCGGTCAAGGCGAAACGGACACTATCGGCGCGGGCACGACAGAGACGGGCGGGCCGGTCAACGTCGACGGGACGCTGAATATCGACGGCACCCTGAACGCTGGAGAGGCCACGCTGTCGACGGGGTCGCCCGAGACTGTCAGTGCCGGGCAGACGCTCGTCGTCGACGCCGGGCAGACGCGGCAGGGGTCGCCGTTGAATCTCGACGGGACGCTGAGTCTCGACGGGACGTACAACGTCGAACGCGAGGCCGAAGCGGGCGCGACGGCGACGGGCAACACGGACGGGTGGAAGGACATCGCCGGACAAGCGTTCGCCGGGGACACTGCCGTCGGGGCACTCCTCAAGGCAAAGCGTGTCGTCGGCGCTGCCGCGGCGGGTGCGACAGCGGCGGCGGGCATCTCGAAGGCAAAGGCTGTCAGTGCCGCCGCGAGTGCTGGGGCGACCGTCACCGGGCTGGTTGACTCACTCGTCCCACTCCGGCGAAAGACGAGCGCCAGTGTGGACAACGACCGGACTGACGAGTTCACGATCGACGAGGACCGCACCGATACCTTCGACACGCAGGGCGTCGGCGAGACGGAATAGCCCCGTATCCTTTTCGTCACGGTGTACCTTCTCGGGTGTATGGTGATCCGATAGTGCCGTTCGCAGGATTTGACGACTGGGACGATTGCGTGACGGCAATGACCGACGAGGAGGGCCACGACATGGACAGCGCCGAGAGTATTTGCGGCGCACTCCAGGCCGAAGCCAAGGCCGACACCGGCAACGTCGAGCAACTACGCGAGGCGCTGGCGCAGGGAAGCGGCCTCATCGCCGACGTGGGCGTAGACCTTGTCAGTGGCGTCGACGTGCCCGCAGTTGACTCGAAGTGGACCATGTTCAAATCCCACAAGACCGAGTACGACAAGGAAACCGTTTCTCGGTTGGTTGTCGACAAGTCAGACGCCGACGAGAAGCGTATCAGCTACGCGGCGGCGATGATCCCCCGCGAACCCGACAAGGAGGGCGACGTGGTCCCAACGCCGACGGTCGAGAAGGCCGCCCACGACTTTCTCAAATCTGGCGGTGGCGTGGACACGGACCACTCGTTGATCGACGGCGAGGGCGAACCCGTCGAGTCGTGGGTTCTCAAAGAGGATCGGACGTTCGACCTCCCCGGCGGTGGCACCGAGACGTACGGCGCGGGAACGTGGATGGTCGGCATCGAGTGGGCCGCCGACGCCTGGGAACGCATCCAGTCGGGCGAACTCACCGGGCTGTCAATCTACGGGATGGCCGAACACGTCCCGCTCGAACGGGCCGCGAAGTCGTGTGACTGTGACCAGTCGCTTACCGACGCTAACCCCGAAAACGGCGACACGCTTACCACGGACGCCACAAAATCGGACGCTATGGGTTCCGAACAGAACGACCCCGACGGCGACGACGCGGGCGGTGGCGACGGCGGCGGGCCGTCGACTGCCGAACTCGCGGCCAGTGTCGACGCGATGCAGGACACTATCGAATCGCTCAAAGACGCCGTCGAGTCTGACAAGGCCGACGACATGGACGACGACGAGGACGACGACGAGACAGACAAACAGGACAGTCCCCAGGAGGCCGCCGCCGAACTCGGCGACGTGCATGACATGGGTGCGGGCGACGTGCTCGACCTCGTGCAGGCCGCCGAAGGAAAGGACCTCTCAGCCATCATGGACGCCATCGACAGCGTCGACGATGGTGGCGACGGTGAGGAGATGGAGGCCGGTGCCGAGGAGTCCGACGGTGCCGACACCGACGGCGTCGAGAAGCGGGCCGACGAGGCCAACATGAGCAAGGGCCACGACGGCGAGGGCACGCGCGAAGCGGCGCTCGACGACGCCACCGGATCGACCGGGATGCCCAGTTACGCCGAGGCGGCAAACGAATACGAGGCTGGTGACTAACATGGACGTTGCACACAACTCTGGCGCGGTGCGTAGCAAACAGTACATCAAGAAAAACAAGGACCGACTGTATCAGCGGTCCTTCGGCGACCTCCCCGACGGGACGGTCTACCGTGACCCCGGCGGGTTCAAGAGCGGCGATGGATCGCCCATCGAACTCCAGAAGGACCGCTTCGAGCAGTTGGCCCGCGAACCCGTCGCGGACCTTTCCTCGCTCGTCAAGGGGACCGAGTATGAGGGCACTCCGACGGTCCTGAACGCCTGGAACGCGCTCCAGAAGAAGGGCTTCGGACTCGGTGAGACGACCAAAGAGATTCGGAAGAATCTCGACACCGGGGACTGGACGCTGCCGCTCGACATCATCCCCGAGATTTTCGTCGTCAACCCAGAGATGCTGCCGCTCGCGGACATGATCCCGCGCGTGACCACGCAGGACGACGAAGTGGTCCCGACGCCGCTGACCGACCACCCGACAATCTCCCACGGTCTGGAGACGACCAACGACACCGAAGGGTCCTTCTCCTACAGTGACCCGACCTACGACGATACCGTGTCGTTCGACGTGTTCGGCTACGGTGCCGCAACGCGACTGGAGGACAAGCTGATCCTCGCGTCGTCGAACCTCCGAAACGCCGAGAGTTCGCAAGAACAGGCGTTCGTCCGCGCGATGCGACAGGAGGAGGAACGCCAACTAATCCTCGGGCAGGCGAACAACGACGCCAACGGGTTCGTCGGACTCGACGACTTGATCACGAATCAGGACGGCGAAGTCGTCGGCGACCTCGGCGACCCGACGAACGCCAACCCCGAAGACTACGAGGACGCCACGCGGGACATTATCGACGATGCCGAGTACGACGGTGCCCGCCGCGAGAACATGGCGGTCATCGTTGACTTCGACTGGCACAAAGAAGTGCGCAACTCGCTGGTCAGCCAGCAGCGCTACGAGGGCAACGTCACCGAAATCGGGGCCGGGTTCGAGGCGCTGACCCT